TGTCGAAGCACTGGGTGAGAGAATAACGGATGACGATGTCAGATTGGGCAAGATTTTGCTTGGCCCGATGTACGACATAAACGACAAACGCAACTTACCGACGCGACGGGGTGCCCTGATGGGTCTGCCCCTCACGTGGTTCGTACTCTCCATGCTCAATGAGTATGCTGGCGATTCCGCCACCCAAGGACTTAGCTTGAGAGACGGACGTGCTCGAAAGAAGAGGGTCTTTTGCGCAGGGGGAGATGATTTCGTGGCAGCGTGGACACGGCCCTGCCAACAGGCCTATTATGATGCATTGGGGCGCTTAGGGCTACAGCTCAACCAATTCAAGACGTATGAATCGAAGACAGGCGCAGTCTTCCTGGAGGAACTGTGGCTTACGGAAACGAAAAAGGATTACGCGATCAAGGACGGTCAGTCCAAAACCGCGAAAGGTCCCAATTCCCCCGGGCCAGCCGCCGCAGCGTTTAACTGGGCGACCCGGATGGCGCAGTCATTGAACAACCTTTCGGCTGAGAAAACAACTACCCACCTGGCATTGCATCATGTGTCCCGCCCAAAGCTTAGCGCGATCGTCAGAGCGAAAGCGACTGGAACTTCGGACGCTGCTCGCAGCGACGAAACCCTCCCAGCATACATGACGCTCCCCGACTCCTTGACCACCGAAGTGGCCAAAGCGGCGGAGCAGTGGAGACGTCAAGCCGTGATCGACGTGGGTTTTGAGGCCCATGTATCGACGATCGCGAGAATGCGGAAAAGTGGAATCCCTCTTCACTGGCCGACAAGTTTGGGCGGCTGGGGGTGCCCCGGCAAGCAGGACGCACCCAGCAGCTTTCGTAAGGCTGCGGCCCTTATCCTCAACGGGAGGAGGGACCTACAGAAAGAGTTCTCGAGCATCTTCTCTCTGTCGCGGTCTCCCCAACATCTGCGCCGGATGTTGAAGAAGCAACTTTCCATTGTTGCTTTCCAAAAGGAAATACCGCTGGACAACCTCCGTGACCCAGCTGCCAAGCCAAGAAAGGCAAAGCAACTGGAAGAGGTGGTGGACGAAGTGACCAGAAGGACACTCACCCACCACGCACTAGACCCTTATCACGATAAAAGGGCTAAGATCACGGTCTTGTCAGTCAGCAAAATTGCAGCGAAGGTCAAGGAGAAAGTCAAGGAAGTGAGTACTCTGTGGAAGTCGGTAAAACCGATATCCCCAGCGAAGGCTCTCCTCCTCCATAGCCAAATGCTAGAGACATACATCGACACCGCCGGACTCGATGCTATGCTCGCATACACTGGCACTCCTGACCTGCTTATTTCACATGCTGCACAACTCGTACACATCCCCATGAAACCACTTGCCGTTCCGGACGTAGATCCGAAGCGGCCAGCGATTGATCCGTTCGACGACACTTCGTCTGAAACGGATGCTGGGGAAGGCTTAGAGCGTGCTAACCTTAAAGCTGCGGCTCCCGCAACCCAACAGGCACGCTTTCACGCACCCACTGAGTCACAGGCTCCGCAGCCTTCTACAGTGGACCAAGCTAGTGTTCCCCCCACACCCTTGAATCCTGGATCAGCCACGACGCGTCCGCCACGCGCAGTCCCTGACTTCGTTCCGAGCAAAGCTTGGAGCGACTTCATTGACAGCGACGGTGACGGGCTCGCCAGAGTCTGACCTAGTCTCCAGGGTGTGGGAAG